AGCGAGAACACGGGCGCGTGACCAGCCCGTGCCGTCGCGGCCTTTAATCATGTTGCCATTAACCATGCGCGATAGCGGGCTAGCGGTCGGGATAAACGAGCGGGCCGCCGTCACAAGTTTGGTGCCAGCGCCAGACTGAATGTCTTTAGTAATCTGCCGGCGTAGAACACGGTCAACTTTGTTTATTTCTGCCAATGCTTCTTGGATACCGTAAACCTTGTAAGACGCGTCAGCGGGCATTTTGTTTACGCTGCCTTTCAAGTACATCTATCACGGTGGCTAAGTCTGGTAACTCAAAGTCTACACTTGGGGGCCACCAGCCCGTGTGTAATAAAAGCTCTGCTAACTGTCGCCGGATAGTTCCGGCACGGTAAAAGTTGCCGGCTCGCTGTCTACTACTTCTAGGTTCTCAATAGTGTTGATGAACGCGTCGAGCGATGCGGGGACGATAATGCCGGAGCGTTGGCTGGCCTCGTAAGCCATAAAGGCTAAGTCTTCCATGCCAACGCCCGAGCCTAAGTCACTGGCGCGACGCTTAAAACGCCTTTCCCATGCGACAATGACAGCAAGGTTAGTGGTTACCTCGTAGGCGTCTTCGTTTTGTCGTTGTACTTTGAGCCGTAACTGCATGTCGGGCTACCTTTCAGCTTGTTTGTTTTTAGGATACGTCGACGGTGTAGGTGCCGCCGCGGATAACAATATCCATGGTGGCAAGTTCGCCCATTGAAGCGTTCATAACTGGCAATGTTTCAAGGTATCCGCCGCTAAGAGTAAAGCCGGGGTTTGTCGCTGAGTAGGTACCGGGTGTTGTTGGTGCAACTGGCGAAACAATAATAGTTGCGATTTGTGTACCAACAAGAGTGCTCAGAGTTGCGTACGACTCGCTCGCTGCGTAGCTCGCATACATTGTCAACGTAAGTTCGTTTGCCTGTAGGCCAGCGGTGTAAACGCGAGCAGTGCCACCAAATGCAGTGGACTCTAAAGCCTCGATGGTTTGGTTAAGTTGCACGCTTGTGCACTGGTCTGACAAGTCAACGGCGCCAAAAAGCACGTTTGGATTTGAGAGATAGGTACTGGTTGCCATGGGGTTTACTCCTCGGGGTTTTCTTCTGCTTCTGTTTTAGCAGATTTTGCGGGCTTAGTGTGTGATTTCTCGACAATGAAACCGCCAGCCAAAAGGTAGGCGACGTCGTGGCCGTCTGGGTTAAAAGGTTCGCCGACGATGCCGACTCTGGGACTGTTTACTACGTACATGTTTTCCTAACCGGTTTGGGCCTGCATGGCTATGGTCAAGTCGTAGGCCGGATACTCAGCACCACCAATAATGGCGATGGTTGGGCGGCCGTCCTGCACACCAACTTTAGCGCCAATAACTTTGGCGGCAAGGTTCATAAGTGACCGTTGCGCGTCTAGGTTGTTTGGGCCAAGAGTGATGCAGCGCACGGGAAACAACATTTTTACGATGTTGAAGTTAAACGCCTCGAATGTTGGCGCGTCAATGAAAACACATGGCGGCACGAGGTTGCGCGGGTCGTTGACTACTTGAAGCCCGCTAACTGCCGTCAGCGTCGCTACGAGGTCGTCTAGAGCCTCGTTAAAGAGGTCTGTAAAGGTTACTGGCATGCGCTAGGCCACTTGCGGTCTGTCAATGCCAAGCAGTTGTTTTATGACGCCTGAGAGGCCTGTAACGGTTACCGCGCCACCGTCGCCAAAACTGGCGAACGAGTCAATAGACCCGCGCTGGCGGTACAACATGCCGCCGTACTGAATGGTGCCGAGCGTTACGTCACCGCTTGGGCTAGTTGCCAACGCGTCGATGTAACCAGCTTCTTGCCTACGACGGAAACAAAACGCGTTTGCAGCTGACGCGCATTGTGTCAAGAATGTGGTGTCGGCGGCCGTCGCGGTGCCTATTCCGAGCCAGTCCTCGATTTGTCCGGCAGTAATCCAAGTGCAAGTAGGCGAAAAAGTTAACGTGCCGGTTGCTGGGCCACGCTCGACGTCTGCCGCCGTTAAGGCGAACAAGACTTGATTTTGTATCGGCAAGTCGTAGTTAAAAAGCAGGTCGCCGTACTCGTCTACGCCCAAGTAATAGAACTGCGGGCATGCGTACACAGTGCGCGTACCGTTGAATGTTGCGTCAACGGCCGCGACTGTAATGCTGTCGCCGGGCTGTACCAGCGCGTTAGTGAGCAGTTGCAAAACGCCGTAGTTATCAACGATTTGCTTATGCGTAATTGAGTAGACCGCCATGGCGGATAACCGCCTTTCGGGTTATGCGTTTACGAGTTTGACAAACTTGGTTGCGTCTGCCATGAAGACAGCTGCGTAACCGCGGAACGCAATAGTGCGGCCAAGCGTGCTTGGTACGTCCACTGAAATTGCGCCTTTCATCTGCTCGTAGAACTCGAAGCCCGCGGCAGCGCCAGCGGCGTGACCAACCACACCAGACAGTGTGCCGGTCGTGGTTCCGCCAGCCATGTTCTTGTCAACTACAAGCGACAAGCCCAATGGGTTGCCGTTCCATGAAGTTGCAGACTGCGTGCCGGCTGCGTTGTAGCCACCGAGTCCGGGTGCGCCAACAAATGGGAACACGGGGCGGTTGTCGCCGTCTACGGCCATACCAAGTTTCGCCCAAGTTACTGGCGACACGACGTAATGGGTTGGCAAGTAGTTGCTGGTGTTTGAGATTTGGTAAGCCGCGCCATAAACGGCCTCAACGATGTCTTGGCCCGAGAAACTGGCAAGTGTTTCGGTTTGTGTGGTTTGTGCTACCAACTGGTCTACTGCGTAGTTATCGGTTGCTTGACCGTAAGCAATTGCCAACTGCTCAAGAATGATGTTAATTGATGCGGGGTCTGACCAGTCCAAGTCTTGTTCTGACACGGTGACGTAAGTTCCAAAAGTAAGTTTGCTTACGTCGTTGTTTGCAACGGTCACGGTTGATGGGTCGAGCGCGTTCAGTTGGCCGGTTGGCTGCTGTGTAACTGTCGGACGTACCGTGATTTTTGGACGGCGGAATGTTGCGCCAGCGGTTGGCATTGCTTTTGTACCAATGGCGCTAACAAACGGGCGAATTGGGTTAAGCGAGTCGTACACGCTGCCGGTGATGACCTCGGGCAAGATACCCGGTGTATCGGCGGTGGTGATGTCTGGCGCAGCTGCTTTAATACGTGCGTTCATTTCGGCAAATGCCGTGGTGCCTGCCGCCATTGCTGCAATGTATTCGCTAGGTGATGGCAACTTAAATTGTGGTTTAGCAGTTGCCCACAAAGGCGCTGTAGGTGTTGATGCCTCTACTACTGGTGCTTGGTTTTCCATGACGGGTGACTCCTCTGGGGTTTCTGTAGTTTCTTCTTCGGTTTCGTTCTCGTCGGTGTCGGGTTCCGTCTCTACTGATGTTATATCAGACTGTGCAGCAATTTGGTGGATTTTCGCATCGGCGAACGCGCCTTCGGAAACCATGCTTAATTCTGACCAAACACTGGCGGTGACGTGCATAACGCCGTCTACCATTGTCCACTCTGTCGGGGTAGCGCCAACGCTTACCGAGTCGAGCACGCCGTCTTGGGCAAGTGTCAATGCTTCGTCGCCTGCGTTAGTGGCTGAGATACGGGCGGCGAACATGACGCCTTCGGGTGTTTCTACGCGCTCGGTCACAATGCCAATGGGCTTTGTCGAGTCGTGATATTGCATAAGTTTTGGCGCGGGGCCGTCAACTGGCAAACTGCCCGGCAAAAAAAGCACCTCTTGGCCCGTACTGGTACGTGCAGCCACGTTATATGGCGCGGCTAAACCGTAAATAGTGCGCTTAGGCGTAGCGCCTTTTGCAGCCTCGACAGTAAAAGAGCTGGGGGTAAACCTAATCATTTGCGTACCTCGGGGTTTCTATTGTTGTTTCTGTTTCTACTTCTGAGTCGCCTAGGTAGGACTCGCTTAGGTATTCTTCTACGTCAAACTTAACGTAAGTGCCGTGGGGTAATACGTTGTCACTAGACAATGTTTCGCTAATGCAGTCAATAAAAGCCTTGGCGCCAAATAGGTAAAGGTCGGCGCGGGCACCTTGGCTGGTCGTGTACTGGTATGAGCCTTGGTCAATGCCGGCAAGGTAGTTAGGAATGTTTGCAGCGCGGCAGAGTTCGCGGGCTTGAAAGTCGCGGGACTCGACAAGCAACATTC